TCAGGAAGGGAGTGAGGAAGGAGATGGCACTGGAGGATCTGATACACAAGAGATTCCATGATTCAGAGAAACTTACCAGGTGCCTGGCCAGATATGCCGGATGCCCTGCCATATTCAGCCCGGATGCACCGGGAGATGATATGAAGGGCTGGGAAGGGGATGATCATTATCCCAAGGCCATTTATAATTTTGACCTACAGGCGAATGAGGAAAGGCACAGTGCGGGTACGTTATCTGTTTCTATATTGTGTGAGAATACGCCGGATGCAGTAAGTCCGGAAGAAATTGAACCTACCGTGAAGGAGTGCCTGAGGGATGTGATTTTGACACCAAAGGGCGGTTCCCCTTACTGCTTTGCCTGGGCAAGGACGGATGCTTTTACCATAGAGGATAAGCCGGGGCTTACCATAGGCAGTGAGATCCGGTTTGATATCTTGGAGTATCCCTCACAGGAGACATCAGACCCAGATCCGATTATGGCGGCAAACAGATATATTAAGGAGCTGTATCCTGAATGTCTTATCATGGGATATGACAGGATGGAGGAAATAACGGAGGCATCCTCTGAAAAGCCGGTGATATACTGCCGGCTTTTGTCTGTGGAAAAGGCAGAGGAAATGTATATGATCGCATGGATGGACGGAAGGATAGCCGTCCATATTTTATGCCCGGATTCCGGGGTAAGGATGAAAATGGCGGCAGATATCGTAAACCGGATGTCAATAGACGGTGAGATTATCATGCTGGACAATTCGCCAATGTTTATCCGGAAATTGCAGGCAAATTACAAGTCTGATTATTTAAAGGATGGCCAGATAACAGTAAGCGTCCATTACGGGCTGTTGAGGGGCAGATTGGCAAAAGGGCATGAGGTCAGACATGTAGAAATCGAAAATCAATGATTAAAGGAGGCAGGACATGGCAGGAAAACAGAATGAGCCAAATGAAAAGGAAGCAAAGGCTGCATCCGGGATGAAAACGGAGACTAAGCCAGAACAGGAAACAGAAACCCAAGAAGAAAAGCTGGTGCAGGCGTCAAACCAGAAGGGGACAGCAGGGAATGCTCCATCGAAAGCAGTCAGGCAGGAAGATGTTTATACCATGGAAGAGTTTGCAAAGAATGCGGCAGAACTTTTTGGTGTTCGAAAGGAGATCGTGGTAGCGGCTTTTTATGATAAAAAAGTAACCAAATGCACGAAAGAGGAAGCGAAAAAGATAGTTGAAGAATTTAAGAAGAGGGAGGTTAAGTAATGGCAGGAACATTTGTAATCGGTGAAGAGAAAGTCAGGCCTGGGGCTTATTTTAATATAAGCAGGAATGACAGCAATACTTCAGCAGATATTGTAAACGGCGTTACCGCAGTGGTTTTTAAAGCGGATTTCGGGCCGCTTCTTGATGTGCGCAGGCTGAATGCAGATACGGATTATGGCAGCATATATGGAACCGGACTTACCACAGACGCCATCAAGGAAGCGGTGGCAGGCGGGGCAAAGGAGATTATTGCCTGCCGGGTGGGGCATGGAGGCACGAATGCATCCATTGATTTGAACGATAAAGACGGGGAAGCAGCAGTGAAAATCTCTGCCATGTATCCCGGAGATAAGAAGTTTGCAGTAACTATCCGGGAAAAGATAACGGATTCCCTGGCAAAGGAATGTATTATTTACACAGGGACAAAGGAGTTTGTAAAATTCGCCTTTCCTGCCGGGGAAGGGGAAGCGGCGGCTGTTGCGGAGGGATTGGCAAAATCAGAGAGTTTTGCCGTGTCACTTGTAAGCGGCAAAGAAAAAGCGGAACTGGCTAACATCTCCCAGGAAACGTTTACAAAGGGAGAGAACCCCGAAGTTACTACAGAGGATTATTCCGATGCCTTTGCCGCCATTGAACCTTATGTGTTTAATACTATTTGCGTAGATACGGAGGATACGGTAATCCATCTTCTTTTGGCGGCATTTTTAAACAGGATTTTTGAAGCCGGTTCCCTGGCACAGGGAGTAGTTGCGGAAAAGTATACGGTAGACTTGGATAAAAGGATTGAACATGCCCTGGGGTTTAATGATGAAAAAATGCATTATGTCCTGAATGCCAGGGTGAATGAGGAAGGGAAAGAGATTGACGGGTACCAGACAGCAGCCAGGATTGCCGGGATGATTGGGGCATGTGCATCCAATTCTTCCCTGACCCATACAGTGATAAACGGCTTTACGGATATTTTGGAAAGACTGACGAATACCCAGATCGTGGATGCGGAAAAGAAAGGATGTCTGGTGCTCTCCGTAAGCAGTAAAAACCAGGTATGGATTGACAATGCCATCAATACCCTGACCGTATTTACAGAGGACAAGGACGAGGGATGGAGAAAAATCCGCAGGGTAAAGACCAGATTTGAGCTGATCCGCCGTGTCAATGATATTACAGATGATCTGGTTGGGAAAGTGGACAATGACAGCAATGGACGGAAGACCATTGTCAGCCAGATCCAGGGTGTCGGCAAATCTATGGTGGAGGAAGGAAAACTGGTCAGCTGCACAGTAACAGAAAGCACTGTATATACCGCAGATGGGGACAGTGCTTGGTTCAATATCGACGTGATAGACAAGGATTCTGCGGAACACCTGTATATGATGTTCCGGTTCCAGTTCAGCACGAATGAGTAAGGAGGGGGTAGAGTATGAGAAATCAGAGATCATCAGCAGATGCCAGATATGCACGGTCAGGAAAAGATGCGGCTGTTTTTAATAAAGATGGGGTGCTTTTAGCGTCGGCGGATTCATTTACTGCAACATCATCGTCTACAAACGCCAAGTATAATCCACTGGGAAATGTGATAGATCTTGAAACGAATGTAAGTATAGGTATAAAGATTACAATGTCACAGATCGTAGTGGAGTCTGACTTGTTTTTCCGGGAATATATGGAGGGATTGGCCACAGGAAATCTGCCGGTATGGGATTTCCAGGGTTCTTTGCTAGGAAGGAACGGGTCTGAGGAACGAGTGGTTTATCGTGATTGTATACCTTCTGGCGATATCACCATCCAGGATTTCCAGACAGGGGATGTAATTAAGAGAAACTGGAGTCTGCACTGTAATTCGGTTCCTGCGTTGCAGAGCCTTCTTACTATCTGATAAGCAGCTATCACAATCTATTAACGAATCATTTATTGGAGGACTGTTTTTAATGACGGTCCTATTTTTTGTAGAAAAAAGGAGGATACACCATGTCAAAGTTAAGCAACGAAACAGGAGTAAGCGTAAAAAAGGATATCAATGAAGAAGCAGAAGCAAAAGAGAACATTGAGGAAAGAGAGTTCACAGAAGAGGAAACGAGAAACCAGATGCGGCTGCACGAAGAGGATATGATCCAGGGGCTGATTGCTGCAGCGGGTTTTTCAGAAGAGGAAACCAAAACGATTGAGGTTGTCAGGGGAGGAAAAACATATTTTAGTTTCCGCATCCGGCCATTAAGTTCTGAGGAATACGACAATTGCCGGAAAAAACATACCAAATATGTGCGAAATAAAAGGCTTGGCATGAAGATGCCGGATGAAACCAAGCGGGTGGAATATCAGTCAGACATTATCTACCAGGCAACGGTACCAGAGGACAGGGAAAAACTCTGGGACAACAGACAGGTATGGGATGCGCTTAGTATTAAGAAAAATCGTATCATGAACGGATTGGTGGTTATCGAATGTGCTTTAAAAGCAGGAGAGAAGGATCAGATCTTACAGGAAATCGACAAGTTAAGCGGCTACGATGACGAGCTGGAGGAAACGGTAAAAAACTGATAATGGCCGGGGGAAAAGCCTGTCTTTTGCACCATATTTTCCAAAAGACAGGCATCACCCCGGATGAATTTTATGAGAAACCAAAGGGAGTTCAGATATTCATGCTCCAGTCCATGCGGATAACGTTGGAGTCAATGGAGAACCCAGAGGAAGGAGGTGTGGACGGTGGCTGATACAATCCGCATTGAGATTCCTGTTGAAATGTCAGATGACACGGAACCTGAACTGTCGAATCTGGTGAAAAAGCTGGACAAGATGGGGAGTGCGGCAGGCAAGGCAGGAGATTCCATGGAGAAAGCTGGCCGGAAGGTCTCTAAGTTTGACGAACAGGCAGAAAAGACAGAACGGAAGCTTTCCAGCTGGATGAAAGAAAAGTATGAACTGTATTTGGAAGCCAAGGACAGGATTTCTCCGTTGCTCTCTACGATTGGCAGTGGGCTTAAAGGTTTTACCGGAAAGGTCTGGAGCGTAACTATGAAAGCGAAAGACCTTGTAACGGCTCCCGTCCGGGGAATCCTAAACCTCTTAAAGAATCCCATCCTGCAAGCAGGGGCAGTCCTCGGGGTCAGTATCGGGTTAAAGGATACCATAGATACATTCAAGGACTTCGAGGCTGCTATGTCACAGGTGCAGGCGGTAAGCGGTGCATCCGGTTCAGAACTGTCCCGGCTTACCGATAAAGCCAAAGAAATGGGGTCTACCACCAAGTTTACGGCGGAGGAATCGGCAGAGGCATTTAATTATATGGCAATGGCAGGGTGGAAGACAAACGACATGCTGGGAGGCATTGAAGGGATTTTGAACCTTGCCGCAGCGTCGGGGACAGACCTTGCCACCACATCGGATATTGTAACAGATGCCCTTACCGCTTTTGGACTAAAGGCCAGTGATTCCAGCCATTTTGCAGACGTTTTGGCGGCGGCAAGTTCCAGTGCCAATACAAACGTTTCCATGATGGGTGAAACCTTTAAATATGCTGGAACCATGGCAGGAGCATTAGGGTACCGCATAGAGGATGTATCCCTGATGGCAGGGCTTATGGCTAATGCCGGGTTAAAAGCATCTATGGCAGGGACATCCATGAGCACCATATTTACAAGGCTATCCACAGATACCAACGGGGCCAGAAAAGCGATAGAAGATTTAGGGATAGAGTTTTTTAATTCTGAGGGAAAAGCAAATGACCTGTCGTTGGTCATGAAAGAATTGAGGGAAAAGACAGCGGACTATTCCAACGAGCAGAAAGTAACTCTTGCAAATACCATTGCGGGAGCGGAAGCCCAGAAAGGACTTCTTGCTGTATTGAATGCAACGGAGGAAGATTACATCAAATTGACTGAGGCCGTGGAAAACGCAGACGGCGCATCCAAAGAAATGGCAGATACCATGTTAGATAACCTGGCAGGTTCCTTTACCTTGCTGCAGAGCGCTGCGGATGGCGTGAAAAATACGCTTGGCGGAAGAATGGCGCCGTATTTACGGAGTTTTGCGGAAATGGTGACGGAAAAACTGCCGGAGGTAGAGGATTCCATTAATCGGTTCATGGATTTTGTAGACCGGAAAGCGTCTGCACTACAGAGAAAGATTGGAGAATTTACCTCTACGGATGAATGGCAGAATGCGGATTTCTTTGGCAAAGTGCAGATTGCCTGGGATGAGATCATTGCAGAGCCGTTCTCAGAATGGTGGAATGGAAATGGAAAGCAGATGGTTATGGACAAAGCCGGCGAGATCGGGAATGCTATAGGTTCTGGTCTTTCAGCCGGCCTTTTAATGCTCCTCGGCATTGATGTGCCGGAAAGCGTAAACGAGGGGGTGAGTGTAGGGAAAGCCTTTGCACAGGGATTTTCCCAGGGGTTTGATATGAAAAGTGTGAGCGGAGGTCTTGGAAAAGGGCTTTTAAGTGTTACGAAAAATGCTGGGAAACTCCTTCCGGGGGGTGAGTCGGCAGACCTTTCTTCGCTGATGTCGGCTGCATTCCTGGCAAAGGCGGCAGGACCTATTTTAAAAACAGGCAAAGGAGCTTTTGATTTTGGAAAAACAATTTATGATATGACCAAAGGCAGTGCCCAGGAAGGATTGCTCTCAAAGGTAATTGGAAGCTACTCACTGGCAGACGAACTTGCCGGGACTGGAATGGCAAAGGGCTCAGGGCTTCTTGGTAAGGCCGGGAATCTTGGCACGGCATTAGGTTCTGGAGCGACAACATCTGCAGGGCAGGTGCTTGCCGGAGGCGGTGCGGCTGTCGGCGCAATTGCCGGGACGGCATCTGTGATAAGCGGCGGCATAGATATTTATAAAGGCCTTAAATCCGAGGATGCGGCTGAGTCCAAGGCATACGGGGAATCCGGAGCATGGAAAATAGGCGGTGCGGCGGCAGGAGCGGCAGCGGGGGCGGCAATCGGGAGTGTCATTCCGGGGCTTGGCACGGCTGTCGGCGCACTGATTGGTTTTGGTGTCGGAGGAATCGGCGGGTGGATCAAAGGAAACAAAGTAAAAGAAGAGTATGAGGAAAATTTGAAACTGTCGGAGGAGGCGGCGGCCAAGGCAGAAAAAGTGTTCCAGGCAACCGGAATGTCCATAAATGATGTGAAATTTGAAACAGAGGCGTTAAACCAGGCGGTGGA